AAAGTTTAGCTGATCTTGGCGTATATAAAAAAGGAGGAACTGTAATAATAAACGGAACTAAATCTTTTATTGGAGGAGCCTCGTTTGCCGTTGCGGAAACTGCTGTCAGACAAGAACTGCAAATAGCAATGAACGAAAGAGATAAAAGAGATACTTATGAATATCTTTTTGCAGCAGGGATTGGAGGAAGCTTAAATAGTATTTTATCTGTCTGGGGTAGAACAGGAAAATGGGGAAGAGACGAGCAAATAAAAGTAACAGACAAAGCTAAAGACAGCGTTAAAAGTAGGCTTGATGGTTTAAAAGAACAGCTCAAAACACAAGAAGAAAGTGGCTCCTCTGGATTCTTTCATAACAGAAAGATAAAAAACTTAAACAAAGAAATTAAAGAAACCGAAGACGCTTTTAAGCTGCTAGACAGCGCATCAAAACAATTTAAAGAAGTTGACGAAGCAACAACAAAAATAGAAACAGGAAAAGCTAAAGAAAGTTTTAATGATGAGGTTAAAACGCCTATAGCCGATAAAGTTCCAGAAGACGTAGGAGATGACACTTCTATGATTCTTGATGACGTAAAAGCTTTAAAGAAAACAAAGAAATTGACGCTAAAAAAGTTGTAGACAACGAAACAGGGGAAAGACCTGATCTGCAAATTACAAAGCCAGAGTTAGTAGGTAAAGCTGTGACTTTGAACGATGAGCTTAAAGAAGAAATAAGCAATGAAATAGCGAGAATTTTAAAGAAAGAAAAAAAGGGACTTGATGTAACGAACAACTATAAACGACTTAAAGTGTTTGTTGAAAATCAAAGAACTCTTCACGCTGAAGTTATAGACGATATTAACTCAGCGTCAGGTAGAATCCAACAACAAAACCAAAGAAGAAGAGGTTTATTTTCAGGAAGATATAGAGACAAGTCACAAGCTACAGAAGTCAGAAACAAAGCTTTTAAAGATTTAAGCGAATCTATAGACAACAAAATAAACAAACTAAAAGGAGTTGATGAAGACGTTACTTCTTTGTCAGGAGTCTTAAAAAAGTTAGACCAAGATTTAAATCAAATAAAAAAGGTAAACGCTTCTGTAGGTAAAACAAGAAAGTTAACAAGAACACCTTCCACAAGATCCATAGCTCAAAAAGATTCTGAAAAAGCTATAGAAAAATTAGAGACTCAATTAGAAAAATTAAGATCAGGTGATGTTGATCTTGGAAAAGAAACAAGAAAAATTAAGAAAGATAAAGCTCAAAAAGAAGCTGTACTTAAAAAGAAAATAAACTTCTACAAACAAGCTCAAAAAGAAATAAGACAAGTTAATGTTCTTGAAAAAGAATTAGATGACTTACTTAAAATGTCTCCAAAAGATTTTGCTAAACTAACAGCAAAGGAAAAGAAGAACAAAAATCTTTTAAAGAAAAATCAGGTTGAATCTAAAGTTAAAAAGATACAAACAAAAATTAATAAAGCTAAAAAGAATCTTAAGTCGATAGCGAAAAACATGGAGGACAGAAAAGCTAAAGATATAGATGCAGAGTTTTATAACAGCTTAGAGAATTATTTTTATCAATCTATAGAAAACAGTTTTGGATTTAAAGTTAGAAGAGGGTTGAACGCAGTTACAACTTTAAGGCAAGCCTCCTTAATAGACCAAGTAAGTTCCGTTGTGGCAGGTGTTCCTTCTGGAGCTTATGGGTTAACAAAAACATTTGTAAAAGCTCATACAAATATAATATCTAATGTCTTACAAAAAAGAAGATTAGGACTTACAGCTAAACTATACTTTGGAAATTTAACAGCTTCTTTTCAAATGTTTGGCGGATTAAAAGAAGCACTTAAAGCAGGTTATCTGTCAGCTAAAAGACTACAATCTGTAACAGATCCAGGAAGAGACTCAAAGTTTATAGATTCTGATTCTAAGTTTGCGGTAGGAAAGGGTGTAGCTAGAAGTGTTAAACAAGCTAGAATATCCGCAGAAAGAAGAGCCTCCGCTAAATCTAACATATTAAACTTTGCTGATAAGCATTTTGTTTTAGGCAGTGTGTGGAATGTAATGTCTTTAGGTTTAAGAGGAATTATTGGAGTAGATGAAGTTTTTAGAAGGCAACTAACAAAAGTAAGGGTTGCTTCAAAGGCAAGAACGCAAGCTATCTTAGAACACGAAAACAATCCTAAAATTTCTGTAAAAGACAAAGAAAAAGAAATTCTTGATACAGTATGGAAAAAGAATGGAGACGGCATAAATGTTTTACAGGAAACAGAAGAAATGCTTACAGAGATAAACTTTGCAAGAGAGGAAATGTTTTATGCAGCTTCGAAAGACAACGTGGATGATGTTCATATTGCGTTAGTAAACAGAGCGTTAGAAACAGTTAAAAAAGGTTTAGGAAAATCTCCAGAAACAAATTTTGTTCTTAGAGCATTTATCCCTTTTATGGATGTAGTCGTAAGAGGAGTGTACAGAGGAGCAAGACTAACAGCATTAGGAACAGGTCTACCTACGCTTGTTAGAGCAAAAGTTTTAAATCCTTACTCTAGAAAAATAAATAAATTAAAAGCGGAACAAGATGCTCTTCAATTAAAGAAAAAAGAATTTATCCCAGAAGATAACCCAAACAAAACAAAACAAGATTATCTAAACGAAATAGCAGAAGCAGAAGCAGAATTATTAGAAAGAATAGATAGACTTAGAATTAGAAGAACAGAATACAATGAAGAGTTATTAGCTGATTCAGCGGTTGGAGCTTCTTTATTAACTATGGGAGCATCGGGAGCTATAATGGAAGATGATGACGGCAACCCTTTAGTAACAGGAGGCTTGGGATACTTAACTCCTTCACAAAGAAAAAAATTTAAGGAAAGAGGAATATCTGCATACAAAGCAGGAGGAATACCTTACCAAGCAATAATTCCTATAAGTCTTCCTATGGCTTTTGCTGCTGATATAAGTTACTGGTTTAAGCTTAAAGGAAAGAATCTTTTAAACAGCGAACAAGATTTACCTGCAATTATGATTTCTTCTATAAGAACTTTTGTAGATGAACTTCCATTCAATCAGGGCATTGAACAACTTTCTAATTTAATACCCGAAAAATTAGATAAAGGAACAAAAAAATAACAAAGCTGTTTACAGGAGAAAGCAAAGTACCAGATTTAAAAGGAGGGGATTTTTTTGATCGCTTTTTATATAGCTCTTTTGGCGTATTTCCGCAAAACAATCAAGTAAACATTTTTGGAGAAGATTTAGTTTCTTCTCAAAACCCATTACAAAGTACCCTTAGATTTACTCCTGACACAAAAGAAGAAATAACTAATTATGACACAATAGCAGCAGCAGATGTTTTAGGAATTTTAAACACTGAAATTAAACCTAATCTTGTTTTTGGGATAAAAATGAAAGATTACAGAAACGAAGAAGGTCGTACTTTATTTTATGAGTTTGCTAAAAGACTAAGTAAAACAGACATAAAACAAGAAGTAAACGATTTAATTAAGTCTTCATATTGGCTAGAAATGTTTGATGATGGAAAAACAAAAACAGGACAAAAAGGAGAAGAAACTAACGAGGGTCTTCTTGAACTTGAAGCTTTAATAAGAACACACTGGGACGAAGTGACAGAAGAAATACTTTTTGAAAACGAAGATTTTTTAAAGTCATTTATTAATGAGGATGAAGAAAATCTTTACAACATAATACAAGCAAAAGAAGAATCTGTCTTTTTAGGCGAAGAAAAAATTCGAGAAGTAATTCCATTAAAAATAAAAGATTAACAAACAAACAAACAACAAACAATTATCACAATGGCAAATTCATATATAGAATATACGGCATCTGGAACAGGCACGAACGGCATGGGACAGGCTACATTTAGTTTTGAAAATTTAGATGTGCTGAATGCAAATGACGTAAACATTTTTGGACGTTTGGCAAACGACACCAAGGTAGCTTTAACAATATCTTCAAGAGATGCTTCAGCTAAAACTATAACTTTATCAGCTTCTCCTGCTGCTGCTTATTGTACTAAAGTTCGGGTGTATCGTTCAACCACTTCAAACGCACTTGTAGATTTTGTTGATGGCGCTAGGCTGACCGAGAGTGACCTGGATACAGCTTACAAGCAAGGACTTTTTGTTGCTCAAGAAGTGTCCGAGGATGCAGGAGCTATTGGAACTTTAGCAGTTAATAATCTGACCGAAAGCAACATGGCTCAATCGTTTTATAAAGAAGGAACGTGGACTCCCGATTCTGTTGTTGGAAACATTACAGCCACTCTTGCGCATTTTACAAAAATAGGAAGACTTGTTAATTTTACCTGTAAAGCCACTTTTAGTGATACAACTACTGCTTCTACATTACAAGTTAATGGCTTACCATATACCCCAAGTATAGGCATGGCAGTAGGTTCCGCAATGTGGAGAAACACTGATGCAGTTAGCAGATATGGTACTGTACACGTAACAACAGGCGGTAATATTGAGTTTTATGATGCATCACAAACTGGTGGTTTTTTGGAATTAAAACATAGTTATTTAGATGGCTCCAGTTCTGAAGTTTTCTTTAGCGGAACATACCATACAGCATAATCCCCACATACAAATGAACAATCAATTCACAACACCCACAGTCGGTGTTTTAGGTCTACTCGCAAATATAACTTTAAATGATGTCAACGAGTTGTTGGCGGTTCTTGTAGGTCTGGCAACGCTTACCTACATGATCTTAAAAATAATTAAGGAAATAAGAAAAAAAGGATAATATGGAAGACAACGAAAAGAACAGTATGGAGAAAATGCACGTTTTGCAGGATCTTCTGACTGACGAATTTATAGGAAGAATACAGCTAGGGGAAGCAGAACCCTCGCTTTTAAATGCTGCTAGGCAATTTTTAAAGGACAACGGCATACATTCTTCTCTTCAACAAGACGATAAGATACAAGACCTTGTAAGCATTCTTCCGTTTAAAGAGGAAGAAGGACTGGATAGAGTAGTTGCGAGTGGGGAAGAGTAATTATATATTAAACGTAAAATGTCTTCTAAAGATTCTTTACCCGAAGAGCTTAAAGACTTTCGCAATTTCCTTTACCTTACTTGGAAGCATCTTAATCTACCTGACCCCACCGACATACAATATGAGATGGCAGACTGGATGCAGAATGGTTCTCGAAGAGCTGTTATCCAAGGGTTCAGAGGAGTTGGTAAGTCGTGGATTTGTTCTGCTTATGTAGTACACCAGTTGCTCTTAGATCCATCTAAAAACATTCTTGTATGCTCTGCAAGTAAAACAAGAGCCGATGATTTCTCTACGTTTACTTTAAGGCTAATCCACGAGATGCCGTTGTTAGCTGATTTAATCCCTTCTTCTACACAAAGATTTTCTAAGATAAGTTTTGATGTTGGTCTTGCTCCTGCGAGCCATGCTCCGAGCGTGAAGTCGCTAGGCATTTCCTCCCAACTCACAGGTAGCAGGGCTGACATCATAGTTGCGGATGATGTGGAGGTTCCCAACAACTCAGCCACGCAGGGTATGAGAGATAAACTGGGCGAGCAGGTTAAGGAGTTCGAATCCATACTAAAACCTGACAAGGAATCCAAGATTGTCTTTCTTGGTACACCCCAATGTGAAGACTCTCTTTACAATAAACTAATGGAGAGAGACTACACTGCGAGTATATGGACTTGCAAATATATTACTCCCGAAAAGAATGAAAAAACATACTACGGGAGGGTGAGTCCTCTCTGCGTGTCTGAGAAAAATAAAGGTAAGTCCACAGAGCCTTTGAGGTTTAGTGACTTAGATCTAACAGAGCGTGAGGTTAGCTACGGCAAGGCAGGATTTGCTATGCAGTTTATGTTGGATAGTAGGTTGTCTGACCTCGACCGCTACCCTCTAAAAGTAAACGACCTTGTTGTTATGGACATAGATGATGAGGTAGCTCCTGAGAAGATAGTTTGGGCGCAAGCTCCTGATCTAATCTGGGGAGGCGATGTGCCAAACGTAGGCTTCACTGGTGACAGATTCTATAGACCCATGAAACAAGTAGGGGACATGGTAGAATACACAGGATCAGTGATGTCTATTGACCCTTCTGGAAGAGGACGAGATGAGACATCTTGGGCAATCGTAAAGATGCTTAACGGC